TAAACATGAGTGACTATATTACAGACTTTATACTTAATACCCCACCCCAACAATTAAAGATGGCTACAGACTTCGACATAGAAGTTGATGATCATGGCGTATGCTATTTAGTAGCATTGATATACTGCTTGGATGAAGAAAGCCCACAGCATGAAGTTAGGGTTAAGCTAGATGGAGTTATAGACTCTGTTAAGGAATGCTTAATCGATGCGAATGACTACACCCAGATTTATACTATTGCCCATGAGTTGTCTCGACAGGCAGAACGGCTGCGTGAAGTAGCTGGGAACATGGAAGACAGCGTATCTGCTGTAGAAGATCTTTTTAACGTATCAAATGACTAGAGAATGCAATCACTGCGGGTGTCCGTTAAGTGGTATTTCCTGGGCTGTGGGTAATGTACGAAAGAACAATTACATTTGTCGTAAGTGTGACAGTATTAAGGGTAGGCGTAACAGACTTAAACGCCTAGCTCTTGATATAGGTTTATCTGCCTTTAGGCGCTACAGTAAAACCAAGGAAGGATATGTTTATGTCCTCTCTAACCCTGCTTGGCCTGGATGGGTTAAGGTAGGTATGGCGGTAGATGCCCAGGATCGATGTGGTAGCTACCAGACCTCTAGTCCCTTTAGGGATTATACCCTACATTGTTCTGTACTTTGTTCCGATAGACGCAAAGATGAACAGATAGCCCATACTCACTTAGAAGTCATAGCTTCTGAGCGTAGAGGTGAATGGTTTCAAGTCTCTGTTGACCAGGCGCAAGCCAGCATAACGGGTATTCTAAAACAACAAAACTCCCCTTAACTAATAACTGCTATAATATACTTAGCAAATATTAATTAGGAGAGTTTGTTATGTTTAAAAGAATGATTGTTAAGTTTCAGGAAGCCCAGATGCGGCGAGTATCGTACTGGCAGTTACAAAACCTTAAAGACTATGAACTTAAAGACATAGGTATCACCAGGAGCGATATCCGCAGGATCATATATAAAGATATATAAGGGTTATTATATATATGGGGGGGGGGAGTATTACTCTATTATACAACAAAAATCAGTATTGTCTACCCTAATAATGAACCATAGCTAAATAATTAATTATGGTATTGACGTAACTAATGAACTAATGTTACAATATAAGCATTGGGGTAGTTCCGTTTAAGGAACCTCATGGTAAATCTAATATACATTCGAGCAGCAATTCTACAGGCTACAGGCATTAAACTAAGTCTTGATAGCGTGAAGAGGTATCTTCTTGAAGAAGGTCTTATCACCCTAAAGCAATCCCAGGAAGATGATCTAATATTTCGTGGGTACAATGAATTCTTTGGTTACGATTCCGCAACAACAAAGATCGAAAAAGCAGATCATTACATAGACAAGGATACTGGCAATGAAGATGAGTAAAACAAAAATGGGCGCTTCAAATCCAGGCACTCAAAAAGGCGCTTCTAAAAAGATGAACATGGGCGGTATGGCTATGAAAAAGAAGAAGCCTATGAGCTATGGTCATGGCGGCATGGCGTCCAAGAAAAAGAAATAGTGTACCTAGGGGTCATTCTATTCTGCCTTCAACCTACTGACATATTTAGTTGCAGTATGATGGCAAGAACAGGTGGCCTCTTTTTTTCAGAACAAGAATGCCAGATCTCAATTACTAGAGAGATGGTTGCTCTGAGTAGGCGCACCAGGGCTATCAGCCGTGCCAAATGCTTTGAGGTGGGACAAGCCACTTAATTACTATCTGTTTGATGTGTTGGGAGACGCAGATGTTAGCGGAGTTAGCAGTTGCGAATGCAGCATTCGGGGTCATTAAAACCGCTATAGGCAATGGTCGTGACTTAGCCGCTGTAGGAAAGCAGATTGGTGATTGGATAGGGGCAGAGGAAAAGCTCAAGTCACAAGCTGATCAAGATAAGAATTCAGTCTTTAACAAGTTCATGGGTAAGGAAACAAACGACTTTGAATCCTTCTTAGCCCTAGACAAGATAAAAGAACAACGCCGTGAGCTTGAAAGTCATATGCGGCTGTATGGACGCCCAGGGTTGTTTGACGATTGGATCTTATACCAAGTCGAAGCTAGAAAATCCAGACGGGCCGCAGCCAAGAAACGACAACAAGACGCTGAGGAAATGCGGGAGAACATATTAGTTTTCGGTGGCCTACTTACCTTAGTATTAAGTATGGTTGGTGTCTTTTATTATTTCTACACGAAGTAGGTTTGAGCATGGCTAATATCGATAAATCTAAAATGAAGTGCAACAAGCCCAAGCGCACTCCAGACGGCCCTAAGAAGTTTGTAGTTAAGGCGTGTGACGATGGAAAAGAAAAGATCGTGCGGTACGGCGATTCAGAGATGAGAATTAAAAAGTCTAATCCTAAACGGCGTAAGAGTTTTAGAGCGAGGCATAGATGCGACACAGACAAGCCATCCAAGCTTTCTGCTCGTTTTTGGTCCTGCAAGAATTGGTGATTAAATGTCCTTAGTTGATAACATGAACGCCCAAAAGAAGAGTGGGAAAAGCCGTTCTAAAAAGAAGTCTACTGTAAGCACTAAAGCTTATGCAGACATGAAGGCTGGTTGGCCCAATTCTAAAAAAAATAAAGCTAAAAAGAAGAAGGCAAAAGCATGACCAAACTGACCAAAGCCCAAGAGACGAAAATGAAAGAGCATAAAAAGCAACACACCGCAAAGCATATGAAAGCTATGAGAGCGGCAATGGTAGCAGGTAAATCTTTTTCAGCGGCACACACGATTGCTACAAAGAACGAAAAGAAGACCTAATCGTGACTGATGAACGCCTCACACGGATTGAGGATAAATTGGACAAACTATCCAACGCAGTGGTGACCCTAGCCCGAATGGAAGAACGTATGATTACGTTGTTCAAGCGGATGGATCATTATGACGATGAACAGAAGTTAATGTGGGATCGTGTTGCAAAGCTTGATCAGATTACCACGTCCAGAGGACACGCCCTGCGGTTTATGGAACGTATCTGGTGGATTGTACTGACCGCAGCGGTGGGCGCAGGATTTGTCTATATGAGGACGATGGGATGACTGAACTAACAAAAGAGTATTCTGAAAAGCAGCAAGCGTTTTTAGATTGTTTGATGGGCGAAGCGCAAGGCAATATTCGCACTGCTATGAACCTGGCAGGTTACGCATCCAGTACAAAAGCGTCTGAGGTGGTAACTCCTCTAAAGGACGAAATTGTAGAACAGGCATCCATGATGCTGGCAATGAATGCTCCTAAAGCTGCCCACGGAATTATTAATGTATTGGAAGACCCTGGCTCCCTAGGCGCAAGAAACGCTATTTCAGCAGCACGGGAAGTACTAGATCGATCTGGCTTGGTGAAGAAAGAACAAATCGAAGTAAGCAACACAGGTGGTGGTATCTTTATTTTACCACCAAAACAGGATGTGGCAGAATAAAAAAAGAATAAATAGCACCGCCAAGCTTCCCTATGCGTATCTAGAAAGCCCTGACGATCCTCTATTAGCTGTACCTGACCTAGAAATGGTTGCTTGGGTAGAAGAAGCTTTAGACGGTTTAGAGAAGGGCCACTCTAGTCGGAGAGTAGCTGATTGGTTGTCTGAAAAGACAGGAGTGAGGATAAGCCACCAGGGCATTATCAACATTTGGAAAGAGCGTAGGCCAAAGTCTAAGCGGCAAAAGACGTTATCTAAAGAGCGAAAGAAAACCCGCCCTAAAACCCGTGACGAAAAGAAACTAGCAGCGGTAAAGCGCAAGAAGTCAGACGCAAAGCGTGTCCTGACTATGACTGAAAAGAAGCTGGCTAAACTAGAGGGTACGGATGAACAAAAGACCATTTCCGAAACGCTCGACTTTGGCTCCATTGCCATACAAAAACAAACTCAAGAAATCATATTCGCACCCAACCCTGGGCCACAGACAGACTTCCTTGCAGCATCAGAACGAGAAGTGTTATTTGGAGGCGCAGCAGGTGGCGGCAAATCGTACAGTCTACTCGCAGATCCCATGCGCTATTTTTCAAATGCTGCATTCAGTGGACTCATCCTTCGCCGCACAAACGATGAACTGCGTCAGTTGGTTTCTGAATCACAAGAACTATACCCGAAAGCGTACCCAGGAGCGAAATGGCAGGAGAAGAAGAGCCAGTGGGCGTTCCCGTCTGGAGCAAGACTATGGATGACGTACTTAGAGCGCCCAGAAGACGTAATGCGGTATCAGGGTCAGGCGTTTTGTTGGATAGGCTGGGATGAGCTAACTCAACACCCCTCAAGCTACAGTTATCTTTATATGTTGAGTAGGTTAAGAACTACAGATCCCAACTTGCCACTCTGTGTTCGTGCAACCACTAACCCAGGCTCAAACGGTCACTCCTGGGTCAAAAAAATGTTCATTGACCCAGCGCCAGCAGGTCAGGCTTTTGACGCAACAGACATAGAAACGGGTGAAAGATTAGTTTACCCTAAAGGCCATGAAAAAGCAGGACAGGCATTATTCAAGCGCCGTTTTATTCCTAGCAAACTTTCAGATAACCCCTACCTATCAGAAGACGGTCAGTACGAAGCTAACTTACTATCTCTACCTGAAAATCAACGCCGTCAGTTATTAGACGGTGATTGGACTGTAGCAGACGGCGCTGCATTCACGGAATTTAGTCAGGCATCCCATGTAATTGAACCATTCGATATACCAGATAACTGGGTGAAGTTTAGATCAGCAGACTACGGATACAGCAGCTACAGTGCGGTACACTGGTTTGCCATAGACCCTGCCTACGAAACACTAATTGTTTATCGTGAGCTTTATGTCTCCAAACATACAGGAAAAGACCTTGGACGTGCAGTACTGGATGCGGAAAAAGGTGACAGTATTAAGTTTGGAATCCTAGACAGTTCATGTTGGCATTCACGGGGGCAGATCGGCCCCAGCATAGCTGAAGAGATGATAGGAATGGGATGCAAATGGCGTCCTAGTGATAGATCCGCAGGGTCCAGAGTAGCAGGTAAAAACCAACTGCACCAACGGCTCAAGGTAGATGACGTAACAGAGCAGCCAGGGATCGTTTTCTTTAACACCTGCAGACAAATTATTGCTGACCTTCCTGTGATACCTTCTTGCCCCAAAGGCACAGACGATATCGATCAACGGTACGCATCAGACCATACCTACGACAGTATCAGGTACGGCGTTATGAGTAGACCCCGTGCATTCTCCCCCTTCGACATGGGCAAAGGCATACCGACACAGCGTTACCAACCCTCAGATTCAACTTTTGGATATTAAAATATGGCATTGATGGACAAACCAACTGGTTTAGATACTGAAAATACTACAGAGGCAGACAACGTAGTCTCTCTTGATGAAGAAGGAGATGTTGAGCAGGAGAATATTGAATACTCTGGTCTAGCATCTTACATTTCAGACCAGTTTCGCCGTTCTAAAGACCATCGACTACAAGATGAAACCCGCTGGCTGGGCGCATATAGGAACTACAGGGGTATATACGGCCCTGAAGTGAAATTTACGGATACAGAGAAGTCTCAGGCGTTTGTTAAGATCACTAAAACTAAGGTTTTAGCTGCATACGCTCAAATGACTGATGTTCTGTTCGCTGGGAGTAAGTTCCCAATTGGTATGGAAGCACGGCGCTACCCGAATAACGTAGCAGATGCTGTTAACTTTGACCCTAACGCACTAACGGACGAAAAGGTTAAAGAACAAGTCGGCGTAGACTATAAAGTCCCCCGTAATGTGGTGCGGCCTGAGATAGCTAAAGAGCTTGGACTGTACAAAGACAAGTTAGAGCCAATTAAGAACGAACTTGAGGCAGGTGCAGGTACAAACCCTGGTTCCATTACCTTTGAGCCAGCCAAACGTGCGGCCCAGCTAATGGAAAAGAAGATGCACGATCAGTTGGAAGAAACCAACGCCGATAAGCACCTACGTTCTGCAGCATTTGAGTGCGCTTTGTTTGGCACAGGCATAATTAAAGGCCCGTTTGCCCAAGATAAAGAGTATCCTCGCTGGGACAAAGAAGGTAACTACGATCCGCTCTTTGAAACCATCCCTAAGATTGAATATGTAAGTATTTGGGATATGTACCCTGACCCTGATGCCAGAAATATGTTGGAAGCTGAGTATACTGTCCAACGACACCGATTAAGCCGCACTCAACTACGCAATCTCAAAAAACGCCCACATTTTCGTGAGGAAAGCATAGAATTAGCAGTTGAATACGGCCCAAACTACAACCGTGAGTACTGGGAAGATTCATTAGAGGATAATAACCAGACAGGCACGATAGAACGCTTTGAAGTGCTTGAATACTGGGGAATACTAGATTCTGAGCTTGCTGAAGAAGCTGAAGTAGATATCCCTAAAGAATTAAAGGATCGTGACCAGGTTGAGGTCAACTGCTGGATCTGTAACGGGCAGATACTACGTTTAGTTCTTAATCCCTTCACACCCACACGTATCCCCTACTGTGCCGTGCCATATGAACTCAATCCGTATGGTCTTTTTGGCATTGGCGTGGCTGAGAACATGATGGACACCCAGCTTCTTATGAATGGTTTTATGAGAATGTCGGTGGATAATGCCGCTCTTTCGGGCAACCTTCTTATTGAGATCGATGAGACAAACTTAGTCCCTGGGCAGGACTTATCAGTG